CTATCTAGAAACACACAAAAGAACTACGAACAAAATCCTGATGATGAAAATAGATTATTCTATGTCGGTGCGACTAGAACTAAAAATCATTTACATGTTATCAGACCAAAAGACATATACAAAGGATATAAAATATGAAAACAGAAGAAGCGTTAAAGTTAGCAAGAGAACTTATCATGGGACCTAGAGCAAAAACTTATGGTGATAAAATAGTAAACCATGCAAACATAGCAAAGTTATGGACAGCATACTTGGACAAAGAGATTACAGCACACGACGCTGCTGTCATGATGGCTTTATTAAAAATAGCAAGAACTAAATTTGGTCAACCGACAGCAGATACCTATGTGGATGCAGCTGCCTACATGGCCATAGCGGGAGAATGTAAACATGAAAATGATATTTAAACCACAGACAGAGTGGATACCACCTACAGACTTTCCGGATTTGAGTAAGTATGACGAGATAGCTGTAGACTTAGAAACAAAAGATCCAAACTTAAACGAAAGAATGGGATCTGGATCTGTTGTAGGTGTAGGCGATGTGGTTGGGATATCTTTAGCAACACACGATTGGTGTGCATACTATCCTATAGCACACGAAGGTGGTGGTAATATGGATCGTAAAATAGTTTTAAAATGGTTACAAGACCAAATGAATACAGACTCTACAAAAATATTCCACAATGCCATGTACGATATATGTTGGTTAAGAGCCATTGGTATAAGTGTGAAAGGACAAATTGTAGATACCATGATTGCTTCATCTCTAGTAGATGAAAATAGATTTAGATACGATTTAAATGGTTTATCAAGAGATTACATAGGTGAGGGTAAAGATGAAACAGTTTTACAAGAAACTGCAAAGTCCTGGGGTGTAGATCCCAAAGCAGAGATGTACAAACTACCAGCTATGTATGTTGGAAGTTATGCAGAAAAAGATGCACAGCTTACATACAAACTTTGGCAAGAAATGAAAAAAGAAATCTTACATCAAGACATAGAAGATATATTTAACATGGAGACAGCTTTGTTCCCAGTGTTAGTTGATATGAGATTTCTTGGAGTTAGAGTAAATGCAGAGAGAGCAGCTATTGAAAAACAAAGAATGGTTGAGGAAGAAAATAGATTACTAGGTGGGATCTTTGCTGAAACTAAATTAGATGTACAAATATGGGCTGCAAGATCTATTGCTAAAGTATTTGATAAACTTGGTCTGCCCTACGAAAGAACTTTGAAAACAGGTGCACCTAGCTTTACAAAAAACTTTTTATCAAATCATCCACATAAACTTGTGCAAGCTATTGCAAAAGCAAGGGAGATTAACAAAGCACACACAACATTTATAGATACCATACTCAAATATTCACAGCGTGGTAGAATACATGCAGAGATAAACCAACTAAGATCAGAGGGTGGTGGTACAGTTACCGGTAGGTTCAGTATGAACAATCCAAACTTACAGCAAATACCTGCAAGGAACAAAGACCTTGGACCACGGATCAGAAGTTTA